CTTTAGTGTTACAACTGTACAGCCCAAGCATGGACCAGGCGCAACTGCTGAACGCATCTCTGGGAACCAGAAATACGTTTGGCGACGTTGGCACGATCGTCTCGAGCCATACTTACCTCTTATTGGCAACGGCTACCCGCTAGGGTTGCCTGAGCATTCGGAGGAGCTCGAAATTGTAACGATCGTTCCAGAGTACGATGAGCAACCCGTGAGGGTTATCACCGTGCCAAAAACGCTTAAATCACCCCGAGTAATTGCTGTCGAACCAGTCTGCATGCAATATGTGCAGCAAGGTATTCGGTCCTATCTCTACAGACGGATCGAATCCTATTGGTTGACTCGCAACCGGATTAATTTTCGGAAGCAGTCTATAAACCAACGACAAGCATTGCTTGGTTCGCGCAAGGGTCGATTAGCAACGATCGATCTCTCTGAAGCGAGTGACCGGGTTCCGCTCGGCCTTGCTATCAGGATGTTTGATGCGAGTCCTGATCTTAAGGATTCAATTCTAGCATGTCGCTCGACCAGAGCGCAACTTCCGGATGGTCGTTTTATTGACCCTCTCCTTAAGTTTGCGTCAATGGGTAGTGCTCTATGCTTTCCGATTGAGGCAATGTATTTCTACACTGCTTGTGTAGTTGCCATGTTGGAAAGTACAGGTCTCTCCTACACCCAACGAAATATCCGAAAGGTTACTAGGAAGGTGTACGTGTATGGGGACGATATAGTGGTCCCCAGCGCGAATGCGGACGTTGTTCTAGAGACCTTACGCAAATACAATTGTAAGGTTAACGTCAATAAGACTTTCTGCACAGGAATGTTCAGAGAGTCATGTGGCGTAGATGCGTACGCTGGTTACGAGGTTACGCCTACGTATATCAGACAACCGCGTCCGAAGAACAAGCAGCAACACAAGGAGATAGTCTCTTGGTGTGCAACCGCCAACCTCTTCTACTTGAAGGGTTATTGGCGCACATCAACTCTCTTGTTTAAAATACTCGAGAAGTACACAGGGCCCTTGCCCTATGTGCGGGAAACATCTCCATTGTTGGGTCGTTATTCCTATCTTGGTTACGAGTCTGTTGGGCGGTTTGCTGCTCCATCACCTTTTGTCCCTTTCGATAGGGACGATTGGGAGCGGAGGAGCGCCAATAGGGACTATTCGAAGATCCCGAATCCAACTAAACCGTATTATCAGACCCCAGAAGTAAGGGGCTGGAAACCAAGCCCAGTTTATCGCTCTGATGAGCTGGATGGATGGGCCGCTCTAACAAAATGTCTCTCATCGAAAAGAGAGATATGGCGGTCCGATACGACCGATCTGGTAAGACATTTCTCTGCTCGCACCTCCTTAGAGGAGATTGCGGCCTCTGATTTGTCCCATCTGGACCGATCTGCACTGCACGGAGCAGTCACATTGAAACTCCGTTGGGCCCCGGCACACTAGCCGGGATTTAGGGTTAATCCCCTGGGGGTGG